AAGTGGCTTTGCCGTGGCGATTTTACAACTGACGTCCTACAGCGTGCTGGTTTTTCTTTTGTTTCAGGTGAAACTTTGACTTCGGGGGATTACAAGAGCGCCACCGACAACCTTTCTATAGAGGTTGCGGAGGCCATTCTTGACGAACTCCTCAGGTCCACGGTCTCTGTGCCGGGGTCCCTGAAGGCGTACGCCATGAAGATCTTGCGTCCCACGTTGTTTAACCTTGAGCACAATATAGAAGATTTTTGTCCGACGAGAGGTCAGATGATGGGGTCTTTTCTTTCTTTCCCTCTGCTTTGTCTGCAGAATAGAATCGCTTTCTTGTATGCAGGCGATTCAGTTGGGATTGACAGTTCAGAATTCCCATGTCTGATCAATGGTGACGATATACTTTTCCGTTCCGGTCCGCACTTCAGCGCGCACTGGATGGATACAGTTGGTCGTCTCTCATTGGAGGTAGAAAAGACTAAGACTTCCGTTTCCCCGGAGTTCGGTTCGCTTAATTCCACACTTTGTCGACGCTACGGCGCCTTCTATCGTGTGGTTGCGACTGTCCGAATGGGAATGCTGCGGGAGTCTGAGTCCTTTGATACTCTCTCGAAGGGGTTTGATGATTTTATTGCCGGGCTCAAGGGGTCACTCCGTTATAGAGCGGCGATGGCCTGGTTTAGCTGGAACATAGGAAAAATACGGCCTTTAGGACTCACAACTTGGGATCTCGGTTTCCGAGGTCCCTTGGCCTATAGGGCGACAAAGAAGTTCGGATTACGGCAAGGGCCGAGTCTCCAGAAAATTCCGAGTCTCAAGATTGAGAATGGTCTGTCGCTCACTTGTGAGTATGTGGACCCCGATCTCTTGGACCAGGACGAAAAGAAGGAGAACTTGGCCGAATTGGCCGCTTGGAAATGGAGGACTGGTTTTAAGGTTTTTTCATCATCGCGCGCGTCGATGGATCTGTATCTAGCCGTATCGGCCACTAGGAGAGATGCTCCTGATTTCAAGCCATACTTGTATGGTGGTGAATCAGGTGTTCTCTCCAGGAACGTGGGCGGCGCCAAGATCTTCAGACAACGTGTGCGGACTATCGAAAGAGGGTTTCCGCTTCTCATCCCGATGAGAGGTAGGTTGCCCTCCTATGAAGAGTTCCTTGCGGGAGAGGTAGACGTCGGCTCTGTTGAGCTGCTAGCAAAGAAGAAATAAGCGACCCTAACGCCGTAGGACCCAGGACAGTGCTTAGCGCTCCCGCTCTAGAAAACAATTAAGGAAAGATGGATCAAGGGGTGACCCTCCCATGGATGTACACCAATGTCAGTTGATTCGTTCAACGGTTCGTCGAAACTCTTTCCTGAAGTTGATGAGTTGGAGGCAGCGGTTCGCTGGCAAACCTCGTGGTCTCGGCCGGTCGGTTGAAATAAGATAGGGGGGCGGTACGAAATTGCCGTTATGCCCTAGATCACTTATTGAGGACGCTTTAAAGTAGGATGTAGGCTCTAAGGAGTCGAACCTATACCAGTGTGAC